GTAGACAGGGAGAGAACGGCTGTTGTGCGCGGAACGGTTGTAGGGGTTGGCGAAAATTGTTGGATGGAATTTGGAAACGGTCGCCCGTGGGCAAAAGTTGGAGATCGAGTAATTTATGCGAAATACGGCGGTTGGGAGATTCTTGAAGAAGAGGATGGGAAGAAGGTGCCGTACCGGATTTTGAACGACGAAGATATTATGGTTGTAATACAGGATGATGAAGAATAGGAGATAGATAGCTATGACACAGGCACAAGCGCAAGCCCAAAGCGCAGAGATGGAAGATACAGGCGATGAATTACTTGCTACAAGTAAAGATAAAGCAAGTAAACAAGTAAAGAAACCGGCGAAAGACGCCAAAACAAAACCGGACGAAGAGTTTTACGACGATGACGATGCTTTTCTTGATGGTGATGATGACGATGCGCTTTCACCGATAGAAGAGCTTGCCGCCGAAATGGGTTGGGACCCGAATTATGACGGTCCTGAGGCTTTGGACGCAAAGACATGGATCGTTCGTGGCGGCGAAATGCAAAGCACGATGCGGAAACATTTGCGTGACCAAAAGGCGCAGATGCGGCGCATGTTAAGAAGCGTTGAGAACCTGAAGAAACATCACCTGAAGGTTCAAAACGCGCAAAAGAAACAATACGAGGCAGAGATTCGGCGGTTGAAGGCACAGCGTGTTGAAGCGATTGAGGAAGGCGATGTTGGTAAAGTTGAGGAGTTGGACGAACAGATTGGGACAATCTCAAGCGCGATTGAGGAACCTGTAGAGGATGACAGCGACGATGCCACAGACTTGGCGGCGCAATACAACCCAGCATTTGTCGATTGGCTTGAGGTTAATTCCTGGTATGACCGCGATAAGGAGATGACGCAATACGCCGACACGGTTGCAAAGCGTTATGAAGGTGCTCCGCTTGAGCGTGTGCTTCGCAAAGTAGACGAAGCCGTTAGAGAAATCTTTCCAGAAAAGTTTTCTAAAAAAGAGATGAAACGCAAGAAAAAATCTTCAAGAGCGGTAAGAGATGTGCCTGAAGTTGAATCTGCCACAAAGCGCCCTGCAAAGCGCAAAAGAAAAATCACAAGGCGGGATTTGGACCCTGAGCATCGCAAAATTGTGGATGATTTTGTATCCCAGGGGATAATGACCGAGGAAGAGTATATCGAGGAACTTGTGAGAATAGGAGAGGTGGGATAATGGCGACCAAGAGAACTGTAACAGATACGAAATCAGTTTACAAACACGATGTTGATAATATCAATGTTGGCAATGACAATGATGAACCGAAGCGTTCTCCCGGCAGACCGCCTAAAAAGCGCCCGAAGCGTATTCCTGTTGGCACTCACGATGTTTTGAAGTTTAAAAAACGTCCTGGGTATGTTCGCAGGGTGGTTAACGATGTCGATGATCGGATTGAGATGTTTAAACGCGCCGGTTACGAAATCGTGAAAGCCAAAGATTATGGTGGGTATCATCGTGCCGGTGATCCTGCACCTGTTGATAGCGCTGTGACAAGATCTGTCGGTGGCGGCATTCGTGGTGTTTTAATGGAGATACCGGAAGAATGGTATCGTGAAGATCAAGAAGCAAAAGCACGTAAATTGGATGAACTTGAAAACAGTATTAGACGCAAAGGCCGCGATGGTGACGATGGCACTTATGGTGAAATCAGAATCGGGACGGCAAACAGGAGAGGTTAATTATGGCTAACAAAAATGCACCATTTGGGTTGATCCCTATTCGGCATAAAAGTGGAGCGCCTTATAATGGCAGTGTAAACATATATTATGTTCCTGCTACAAACGCGAACGCGATTTATCCTGGCGATCCGGTGGCTCGTTTCCAGGGTAGCGACGCAAGAGGCATTCCGAACATTAAGACGGCGCTTGCTGGCGGTGGCGAGAGTTTTACCGGCGCTGTGGTCGGCATTAAACCGTTCCCTAACGATCTTACTCTTAAATATATCCCGGCAAATACCGAGGGGTATGTTTATGTGGCTGACGATACGGACCTCGTGTTTACCATTCGTGACAATGGTGCCGGTACTATTGGTTCGGCCATTGTAGGCAGGAATGCAGACCTTGCGATTGGTGTTGGGAATCCTGATACCGGTTGGTCCGGTGTTACTTTCGATGGGGCCACTATTGGCGATGCTGCAACATTGCAGCTTAAAATCCTGCGGCTGTATGATGCTGAAGGCAATGAGCCTGCAAATTATGGTATTTGGGAAGTCGCAATTAACCTGCATACCGAAGATACGCAGCAGGCAGGCGCTCCTGTAACTTTCAAAAAAATCAAGGCCGCCAAAAAGTAACAAGGCCAACTGTTAGGAGGTTATAAAATGGGTGTTATCACTACTGGAAATTTTGCAAAGGCGATATACCCAGGCATTAATAAATGGTATGGTCTTGCTTATAAGGAACATACGCCTGAGTATCCCCATATTTTTGAGAAGAACACTTCAAGCCATGCGTTTGAGGAAGAAGTTGGCGCTACCGGGTATGGCCTGGCGGCTGTAAAGCAGGAAGGTGCCAGCATTACTTACGACACGCAGAGCCAGGGATTTATTTCTCGTTACATAATGGTAACGTATGGCCTTGGTTTTGTAGTCACTCGTGAAATGTACGAGGATAATCTGTATCCGCAGATTGGTATGCGAAGAGCTAAATCTCTTGCATTTTCCATGCGGCAGACCAAGGAAGTTGTTGGCGCGAATGTGCTTAATCGCGGGTTCGATTCCAATTATACCGGCGGTGATGGTTCGCCTCTTTATGCGACTGACCATCCGAATGTATCCGGCGGCACATGGTCGAATACGCTTGAGACACCGGCAGACCTGAGCGAAGAGGCTCTTGAGCAGGCATTTATCGATATTGCCAATTTCGAAAATGACCGTGGGCTTAAAATCGCTGTTCGCGGTTTGCGCCTTGTTATTCCGGCCGCGCTTGAGTTTGAAGCTGTTCGTATCCTGAAGTCTGAGCTTCGTCCTGGGACAGATTTCAACGACATCAATGCGATTCGTACCACGACCAAGTTGTCTGACGGCTACAAGGTAAATCATTACCTGACCGATCCGAACGCCTGGTTTATCATTACGGATTGTCCTGACGGCCTTAAATACTTTGAGCGTCGTGCGGATGACTTCGATGTTGATCCCGACTTCGATACCGAGAACGCGAAGTTTAAGGCTACCGGCAGGTATGCCTTTGGCTGGACCGATCCTCGCGGTACTTATGGAAGTCCGGGGGCTTAATATCACCGGCAAGGGGTTAAAATGAAACCGAAATCATTACCCTATATTCCTGGTGACTACAAAGTGGCTTGCGACCGTTGCGGATTCGTATTCCTGCGGTCGCAATGCCGCTATGAGCCTACTACGCTGTCACAAAGAAATAAGCGCCTGCTGGTTTGTAAGCAATGTTATGACCCGCCGCATCCGCAAGACAGAACCATTTACGGTCTTGGAGAGCGCCAATATATTCGTGATCCGCATCCAGAACCGGAGATGGTGTTTGTCACAAAACGTATAACACCGGATGATTTATAATGACTTCAGAAGAGTTGATCCAACTGCTGGCAGAGTCTATAAATGACGAAACTTATACAAGTGATGATCTGTTGACATGGATAAACCGGGTTATACTTGAAATTGCGGGCGGGATATATTTGCCGGGCGAAAATGTTGTGTCGCCGCCGTTGCCTGATTTATTCGAGATGTCAACGGTAATGACAGACCTGAATTTTCCGTATGTTGGCCTGCCGGCGAATTATCATCGGCAGTTGCACCAGGTCTTTGATGAGGATGAGAGGGAGATCGATTTGTACGGTTCGTTTATCGCTTTTTCATCCGACTTCCCGCTTTTTAATAAAAAAGGCCGGCAGGTGCAGGCAGCTTGCGTGAAAGGCCCGTATCTTTATTACCAACCACTTCCATACAAGGAAGTTGAATTAACCCTTCATTATTATCGTCGTCCGGTGTTGCTCGAAGATGACGATGATATTCCTGACGGTATCCCCGAGCATTTGCATGATCGGCTTATCGTAAATCGTGCAGCACAGCGCATTTTTGAACGGATTGAAAACGGTATCGATGGTGATAAGGTAAACACAACTTATTACCGCGAATTGTTTTATGCAGCGCTACGCGATCTTGATGCCTTTGTGCCTTACGATGGCGATTCTCTTTATCTCATGGAGTTTGACAACGAATAATGCCAATGCCTCCTATCAAAATTGTAGGGTTCGACGGCATGGATAATGTGACAGGCGGCTATCTGACTGAAGGCATTATGACGCCTGCGGTTATCCTTGATGCGTTTGTAACCAAGACCGGCAGGGTAAAGAAGCGCCAAGGGTTCAAAAGTTTTATTTCGCTCCCCAACGCTCATAGTTTGTGGAGCGGTTCTTTTGTGACGTTGTGTTCTGATGGTGAGTTTATTTATTCAGTCGATTTTGCAAAAGAGCGTGTAAAGGAATTGGGGGTTGTCACAAGTGGTGGCCGCAGGATATATTATGATGAAGTAGGCCAAACGGCATATATGTCGAGTAAAACATGGTGCGCGGCATATGATAGATATGCGGACCGTATTCGTTTTTGGGGGCAGGTGATAGATGATACCAACGCCTTGCCTTGGAAGCGCGGTAAAAATGGTTCCTATTATTTTTTGCCTGATAGCAACGGAAAGATAACTGCTGCAATTAAACCGAATGAGCATGTCCACAAACCGAATCCGATGGAGTTTATTGTTTTCGCTCATGGCAGAATGTGGGGTGCTCAAGGCGAAAAACTGGTGTATTCGGATGCGATGTCGCCGGAATGGTTTCAAGATGATATAAATAATTTCATCTTTAAAAAAGAAATTAGAATGGTAGCAAAGTCTATCGGT